CCTCAGGCTAAAAAGCTGGAGGGGGCTGCGGAGATCGACGCATGGAACCATGGAGAGATCCCCATCCTACTGGCCCATCCGGCCGGAGCTGGCCACGGTCTCAACCTCCAAGCGGGTGGAAACCATATCGTGTGGTTTGGGCTGCCCTGGTCCCTGGAGTTGTACCAGCAGGCCAACGCCCGCATCCACCGCCAAGGGGTAAAGGGCGAACGGGTCACTATCACCCACCTGGTAGCGGAGGGCACCATTGATGAGGATGTGATGAGAGTATTGGCCAGGAGAGCCACCAGGCAGGATGCCCTGCTGGAGGCGGTCAAGGCCAGAATCAAGAAATACCAAGAAGGAGGTAACGCAGCATAATGGACTGGAAACGAGAGGCGGCCGACAAGCTGAAATGCTATGAGGCCAAGCGGACAAGCCTGGAGCGGGCCCGTGAGGAAGTACGCCGGCTTGAGGATGATATGACACGGATCCGCAGCGCCACCACGGACAGCACACCCGTGAGCGGCGGCACCAGCACCCGGGAGGATGCCATGGTGAACAACATCGCCCGGCGCGAGGAGCTGAAAGTGGCCATGCGCGAGGCTGCTGCATGGGTCAAAATCGTGGACGGCGGTCTGGCCGTTCTGGATGAGGAGGAGCGCCACATCCTTGACCGCTTTTATATCCACCGGGCCAAGGGGAATGTGGAGCGGCTTTGTGATGAGCTCCATCTGGAAAAAACCCGTGTTTATGAGCTCAAGGACAAGGCACTCCGCCACTTTACCCTGGCCCTCTACGGTGTGGTAGAGACCTAAAAAGAGCGGAAAAAAAGCGGAAGATTTTTCGATAATTCCGTGGTATTATGATAAGAGCAAAAAGTGTGCAGAGCCCAGCCGGGCCTAAAATCCGGCTGGGCTTTTCTATTGGCAGGAGGTGAACGCCATGACAAGAAAACAGGAGCGCTTTGTTGAGGAGTATCTTGTGGACCTTTGCGCCACGCAAGCGGCCATCCGTGCGGGATATAGCCCGGCGACCGCTGGGGCGATTGGAGCAGAAAACCTGAAGAAGCCTCAAATCCGCGCGCGCATCGACCAGGCCATGGCCGAGCTCTCCAAGCGCACCGGCGTCAACCAGGAGCGCGTCATCCGGGAGCTGGCCAAGGTGGCCTTTGTGAACGCCACCAATGTGGTGGACTTTGAAAGCGCCAAGCTGCTGCCCACCGCCACCCCGGAGGACACGGCGGCCATCGCCTCCGTGAAGGTCAAGACCATCCCCACGGCGGACGGTCTGGGTGTGGAGCGTGAGATCCGCATGGCCGACAAGCTCAAGGCTCTGGAGCTGCTGGGTAAGCACTTCGGAATGTTCACGGACAATGTACGGCTCTCCGGTGATGTGGGGGTGCAAATCGTTGATGACATCCCAGCAGGAACAGATTAAGCTCACCGAGGTCATAGCGCCCTCTTTCTATGACCTCCACCGGGATGTGGTGGCCGAGCGACGGCGGGCGAGGCTCCACTAAGTCCTCCTTTGTGGGCACGGAGATACCGCTGGGCATGATGAGGGACGCCCAGGTGGGCAAGCTCACCAATGCGGTGGCGTTTCGCCGCTACAAGGAAAACCTCCATGACAGCGTTTTTGAGCAGTTGCTTTGGGGTATCAACAAGCTGGGCGTGGCCCACCTGTGGAAAGAAACGGTGAGCCCGCTGCGGCTCACATACATCCCCACCGGGCAAGTCATCCTGTTCCGGGGCGCTGACAAGGTCAAAAAGGCCAAGTCCATCAAGGTTTCCAAAGGCTATATCAAATATCTGTGGTTTGAGGAGCTGGATGAGTTTGAGAACCCGGAGAAAATCCGCAGCGTGCAGCAGTCCGTTGTGCGTGGCGGCGAACAATTCACCGTGTTCTATTCCTACAACCCACCCAAATCCCAGCGGAATTGGGTAAACAACCCGGCCAACTGGAACCGGCCCGACCTGGTCAATCACCATAGCACCTACCTCACCGTGCCGCCTGCGTGGCTTGGTGAGCAGTTCATCATGGACGCGGAGCACCTGCGGGATACCAACCCCGCCGCCTATGCCCATGAGTATCTGGGCGAGGTCACCGGCTCCGGCGCAGAGGTCTTTGACAACATTCTGGCCCGGTCCATCACGGATGAGGAAATCAAGGGCTTTGACCGCATCTATAACGGTGTTGACTGGGGCTTTTACCCGGACCCCTGGGCTTTCAATCAAATGCACTACGATGCCGGGCGGCGCACTCTCTACATCTTCGGGGAGCTCACCAAGTTCAAGTCGGGCAACCGGGAGACGGCGGACGCTCTGCTGGCCTATGGCCTCACCGGCGCTGACCGCATCACCGCAGACAGCGCCGAGCCCAAGAGTGTGCAGGACTATAAGGACTATGGCCTGTTCTGCCGTGGAGCCATCAAGGGCCCCGGCAGCGTGGACTATTCCCACAAGTGGCTCCAGTCCCTCGCCAAAATCGTCATCGACCCC